GCAGTTGTTCCTCTATCTTCTACTACAGTTGTTGCACCTAAACCTATGATTGCACCTACATCTGGTGCAGAAGTTGTTGTTCCTAAATCTTTGACTGCGCCTAAATCTGGTGCAGAAGTTGTTGTTCCTAAATCTTTGACTGCACCTAAATCTGGTGCAGAAGTGGTTGTTCCTAAACCTATGATTGCACCTACATCTGGTGCAGAAGTGGTAGTTGCTCCACCTCCTAAATCAAAAAGTTCTGTTGTAGCATCTCTCAAATCTCCTAAAGAGCTGTCTGCATTAGATTCTAATTCTAATTCTAATTCTAATTCTAATTCTAATTCTAATTCTAATTCTAATGAATCAGTTGAAGCTCCCAAATCAAAATCACAGACACAGAAAACAATACAAAAAGCCCCTTCTATTTTTGCACCTTCCGTCAAACCACAGGCTTCTACACCTGCACCAAAGTCTGCAGCATCTGCACCTGCACCAAAGTCTGCAGCAAAAGCTGATGCTAAAAAACGTGCAGCAGCCCTTCTGGGTATGAATTAGACCAGTGTTCTTAGAATATTCTGCACCTCAGTATCCATCCGATTAAGACGTAACTTTCGAAAGGTCTTATTGTCAGGATAGAGCACAATTAAATACATATCCTTGATAACCATTCCATAATAGTTCTCCAGGATATAACGATACACATTTAGTTGCAAGCTATAATGCCAATAGTTCGTATCTGGAAGGTGACTGATAGGGTCTAGGCAGTTCTGGAACGTATTCTCATATTTGATCTCTTTGACCCGTTTCCAATCATAAATAAAAAAAGCCCCATCCGATTTGCGGCGGAAGACAGCATCAATCTGTCCTGCGAGCTTCAGTTCCTCAATATAGACAGACCATTCCATACGATACGGTTCTAAGATCGTCTCGTGTTGCTTCCAGAACTCCATAAAATAGGCCCATTCCACGGAGTCTAGCACACCCCTGTTCGTGATCTCCTGGCCGTCCAGATACTCCTCTATGGCCAAGTGGAGAGCTGTGCCGGCCGTGGATGCCTGTGCACCATTATCATTCCATTGCTTTTTGATTGCGGCATCTGTCATACCAAAATAGGGCGATTCGGGCCATTTGGGGCTGTTCTTCATTCCCTGAATGACCTTGTCGGCATCAAACTTGGAATGCAGAGAACTTAGAAGTTTTGTCACAGATATAACCCCTTTACTGGATCCATTAATTGTGTATACGTGCGTGGGCTCATCAAAGGTAATATGATTATCTCTCGGATGAGCATTCTTTGCTGCCAGGTTTGACATTATATAATAAGGAAATTGTCTATTTAGGCTGTAACTCTTTCTTGAGTTTTTCTAAATATAAAATTCCATCCATCAGTTCCTCTTGTGCGTGTTGAATCCAGTCCAAGGGCTTCAAGTCCGTGCGATCAAGGGTAGTACCATATTTGGCCTGGCCGACTCTAGAACGCTGACGGAACTGTTCTACGATGGATTCTACAACCGAGTCTTGCACGCGATTCTCACGTTCAAGAGAGTCATTGCCCAGCTGATTCATTAAAAATAGAAAGCATCGGGAGTTTAAGCCGTTTAGAAGGTGAAATGGGCAATCTCCATCAGCAGTCGGCCAATCTTATTCTCACCCTGCACGTGTCCATCCTCCGCCAACTTGCCCGAAAGTTCTCCTGTAGAATCACCAACCTTCTTTGTGCGATAATACAGCAGATACTTCTTCTCCTTTCGCGCCTCTTCTACAATACGACGGAACATTGCATCCTTCTTCCAGCGATGCTCAAGACCCCGACGATAATGGTAGTCCTTCACCTTGTTCCATTCTGCATCATCCACGGTGGCCTTATAGTCCTTGTGTAAAGTGCCAGGGCTCATTATATTCTTAATATCTATGAGCTCCTCTAGCAAAGCCGCGGTCAACTTGGCCTTATCGGTCTTTGTAGTAGGTTCAGACTTGACACCATCCTTTGCCATTTGCGCCAAGGCATTTTGGTGAATAGAACCATTCTTAGACAGGAGCTTAATAGCCAGTTCAGGCTTTCCAGCTCCGTGCTTCAGCTTCATTGCTTCCCAGTAGTGTTCCAAAGAGGGATATTCTGTTCCATCCTCATCCTCTTCGTCTTTAATGGGCCAGGGCCAATAAGGTGCTAAGATCTTGGGACTACGATCATCTCCGACCTTCAATGGATCCTTCAAACCGACCTCTGCACCGAACTGAAAGACCTCAGTGGGCTCAAAGGTGGCGCTTGGTGCCGGCAGATTGGACACAGCTCCACCTCCTACACTGATCTCTTCATCAACTGCCTCTTCATCCACACCAAAATCCTCATCTCCTTCTTCCTCTTCCTCTGCATCAGTTTCTCCATTGTCTTCTCCGCCACCCTTTCGCCTCAAAAGGGCCTTTTTAGCAACAGACGCAACAGGAGCAACAACAGGAGCAACCTCTCCCCTGTGCTTGAAGATAAACCAGCGACTCAAGAAGGAGAATGTTCGCACCTCCTGGGTCATAGGATATTTCGTTGGACCATTGAGAACCATATCATAGCTATTTTTGAATAGATTTGTAGAATGTCGTAACCCTCCAGGCATTGCCTTTAATTCATCAGGACTCAAGAGCGTAAATCCAATCTCATCCAGGCGCTTCTGTAGATAGGGGAAGCTGACCAGATATTCCCTGTGTTCTGCACCAATACTGATAAATCTCACATCAACGGGGAGTCCCACGCTAGACTCATCTGCCCGAAATTCCTCTACATCATATCCCTTTGCAATAGACCAGATTAAGACATTTTCATCCTTGCCGTCTACTGATTCTCCCTCTGCCTTATCTTTTAGTAGCTTGAAGGTCTCATCACCATCTGTGCAGCAGCCAATAAAGTAGCCTCCCACTTTAATGCACTCCTTAAGATTGTTTAAGAATCCATTAAAGGACTCAGGGCTTTGCAAGAAGTAATGGAGCGTGAACATACTGACACCCACATCAGCACCCTCCTTCAATGCCCCATTCACCCTCTTCGTAATCAGAGGAGGGAGGAGAGCTGCATCCGCCTTTTCGCGGGCAAAGAGAGCCTTCAGAATCTCGGTGTCTACCTCTCGATCCTTTTCGCCGGCCGCGATGGCTGCCTCTCCCTTCAAAAGGGGCAACGTAGAATCAGCTTGCACAAAGACCATTGGGGGAATATTTTCTCGTCCTTTATCCACAAGATTATTCATATAGCGACGATAAATGCCGCTTTGTATGCCTCGAATGTTATTTTCATCAATATCGACACCGAGGACAAATGCAGCCTTATACTCTTCCCAGAATCGCAGATCTCCACCAGGCCCACACGAGAAGTCTAGAACCGTCTTTCCTCCTGCGCCAATGGTTGGAAAGTATAAGAGCTTACTCTTAATCCATTTGTTGTGGAAATCACGAAGACCTCTCACAAGAGCAAGATCTTCATCGGATGCTTCACGATTATAATAGCGCTTTTTAGCTGTGGCCCGCGCCAACTCATCTATGGAAGGGGTTGAGCTGCCCGTGATAATCATTGACTTTGTAATGGGATTATGGATGGAATTCCAAACAATATTTGCATTAAATTCACTATTGACGGTGCGACTGATACTGCCCTTGGTGGCCACAGCCTTTGCAAAGCGCTCCGTCTTATCATTGCGAATACGCATAGGGATCCAGCGCCATCCGGGAGCACGACTAGCATCATATCGCATCTCCACGATCATATTTTCTTGGATGGGTTCGCCCTTTTCGGTCTGCACATACTGGTCACTCGTTTCCTCATTTGTGTGTATTGGTAAATAGCAGGTATTGGCCATTGGATCGGGATATTCTTGTGGGACAAACAGTGAGGGTTGATAGGGGAGTCTCTTGGATCTGCCCCTTTTACGCTCTGGTTCGGGAAGGGGCAACTCGTAGAGAATGGTGCGTCTTGGATCGTCATAAGCGGGGTTCTTTTCCGATGCGATATAGAGGCGAAGTGTCTTATATCCGTCGGCTCCCCCCACAGTGGAATCTCCAATCTCCACCTTGTCCACGGTAGATCCACGTTTCTTCTCAAATTGCACGAGGAAGTCAATCGTATTTGCCTCCGCTGGTTTCCACTTGAACTGCTCCCAGAAGGATGCACTGGACTTTTCAGGAAGGCCGCCTGTATTGGGACTGAGAATGAGACCATCTGTCTCATAGTCCTGCTGTGTATTAAGGATAGTTGCACAGCGTGCAAAGATTGTATTTGGTTTGGTAGGATCACAGAATTCAAAGTGTTTGAGGTGTATATGGGGTTTGGAGGCAGGAGTCATTCCTCTCACAGTCATTTTGACGCCTCCATCAGAGTCTCCGTCCCACATTCTCATCCATTCTTGCATTTTGAGCCAACGAGACTCCTTGTTGCCATCTACAAAGAAGTCCGCTCCACTTACATTAACACCCTTCAAGTAATATATATCAAAGAGCAGCACGTGACTGATGGCCTTGTCTGCCTTATTTCGGGTGACCCACTCTCCATCCAAGAGGCAATCGTGGCACGCCTTGTTCATTAGGCCGGTCTTATAGACTATCATTCCTCCATCAATGAGGAAGAGTTCGCCCTCTGAATCGCAATAGGCAAGGATACGCAAACCATCCGCCTTGTCTGTTACATTGTAGTTTCGGCGCACATTTGGATCCGTAGCTGGCACCTCTTCCAGGGGCAGCATATGCTTGACTTCCATTGTGCTTGGCTGAACACCGCGAAAGGCTGATGATTTATTTAGTAATGAATAGTCTCGCTTCACGCGTTCGGATTCAGGAACTGTGATCAGAAAGGTGTTCTTCTGGATTGCCCTCAGAATCTCGCCGACACCACGGATAAGGCAGCGTCTTGCTCCCTCCTTATCTTTTGTGTGTTCATCACGCTGTAGCTCCACCTCAATTTCGTAGCGCACGGGCTCCTTGAAGAGATCACGCTCTTGAAAGCGCTTCTGCCACAAGAACTTACCACCGAGAGAGGGGGTGGATCGAACCATTGACATATCAATGCGCATTCCCTTGCCCCTAAATGTCCAGCGCTTAATGAGACGGAAGGCCTTATCCATTTGGGCCCAGTTGTCCAGGGCTTCTGCCACACGGCTGTCAGTAGGATCTATGCGTTCTTCAATGCGATTCTTGAGCTTGAAGTTGTAGTCTTCTACAGAGATTTTATCCATAGGACTGTGGCGACTTTTGCTCAGAACCGTAAAGGGCTTTCCCTGAATCTTGTCGTCACGACAGTATTCCTGGAGAATTGGTAGAACACCAATACCCTCAATAGAGAAACGGAGATCCGATGGTATAACAGGAACAATAATGCTGAGACGATCATCCTGGGTCATTGATGGAAATCCCCTTGACTGGAGGCGCTGGGCAACCGCCATAAAGGTGGATGCGTCTACGACGCCGTCCTCCCCGAAGACTGCTTCCATCTCCATATCCTGACCGGACTTATCATTGATAAGCCATTCATCAATCAGTTTGTCAATATTCTTGACGATGGTTTCATCAAGTTCCATCGCACAGCTCTAGTTATTATGCCTGAAATACCTTAGGTTGAATTGATCAAATTTAGAGAGACTTGGACTCCGCGTCCAAGTCTAGGGTTTGAATGATGGATGACCTGCTACGCAGGCCATCGTTCGTGCATTAAATCCCAGATTTTGATGTAAAAGACTTGGACTCTGCGTCCAAGTCTGCATTAAATCACAGATTTGTATGTAAATCTGGGATTTAATGGATGACTTCGCCGAACTCTATCTATTGGATAAGGCCTTAATCGTCCTCATACGTCCTAGGCGCTTTGCTAATTCCCCCTTTAATAGCTTAGCATCTATAGGTCTCCACGAACAGTCATCACAAAGTTCCCGTATAATGGCCTCCTTCGTATCATCCACAACCGGCCAGTCCACAATCCATCCACCTCTCTCTGCATCTCCTAACCAGCTCAAGAGAATCTCCCGTGTCTCCCCCTCTTCTTCCGACACGGCAATCCAGCGCGCCTTATAATCCACAATCCACACCGGCTTCTCTTTGTCCCACGTGGCTGGTTCTGTTGAAAAAGAGATAGAGCCCTTTGAAGCACCCTGCAGTTCCTCTGGCTTATCCTCACGATCCTCCTCCACACCCTTTGCGTCCCTTACAAAGACAAAGTGAACACCGGTTAAATGTGCTAAGGCTGAATAAATGTCTTTCCAATCCTCCTCCTTCACAGGTCTTCCGTGAAGCACTGATCCAATACCATCGTGGACCCGACGACGCTTTCTAGCAAAGGGAGATCCTTGTAGTGTGTCACATTCTGTTTGGAGAGTTGTCGCAAGTTCACGAATAATTGTGGAACGCACCGCAGTTGTCGCATCAGCAAACATTGGATCTCGGATCCAGGCAATGACACCGAGCATATTCGGCACTGGGACAGACGAATAGGTGGGGAGAAAGAGAGGCTCCATAGATGTGCCGAGATCATTCTTGACTTCCAGGGTTTGTTGAATCCGAATCGGTGCCAACGAATGGCCACGATTTGGATTACGCTTGGACCAGTCTAATAATTGGGCAATGCTGACATTTTGATAGACTTTAGCAGTGGACATCCTCTACTCTATTAGTGTATTGGATGTTTAGGTTACTCGGATGAGTATCCGTCCACTAGATACTTGTTCGTCTCTTCACTCAGTGATGCAAGCTCTTTTGTGCGTCCCTCTTCAGCCTTACGATTCTCTATACAAAAATGCATATATTCTTGGAACTGTGCAAAGGTTATTTCACTAACGGCCATTACGTCAAAAAATATACCGTTGCTGTTCTCCGTGTATTCCTCCTTATTTTTCTTTAAGATACGGAAGATCTCTTCATATTCAGATTTCACAAGAATCTTGAGATTCTCAAAAAACTGTTTGCGCTGTTCATAGGTCATCTCTAATTCCGTAAGGACGGAAAGGGTGTGCATCTAAACGCATTATTCATTCTCATTTGAATGCTCAAATATTGGAAGCCCTGCCTCTCTTTGTTTCATTGATTGTTGTAACCATTGTTCATATTCTGCGTCATTTTTAGCCTTTTTTGCCTGTTCAGCTGCTGTAAGTGGTTTGGGAGGAGGAATAACTATTTTAACTGGCAATGTTGCTTCATCCTCACCCTCTTCCTCCTCTTCTTCCTCCTCTTCTTCATCCTCTTCTTCGTCTTCACCCTCTTCATCCTCACCCTCTTCATCCTCACCTTCTTCATCCTCTTCATCCTCCTCCTCTTCCTCACCCTCTTCGTCCTCTTCGTCCTCAGCCTTGTCATTAGCTGCCTCCTTTCTTTCCACATCTAATGTGGCAGTGGCAGCTTCCTCCTTTACTATTTTTCTCAGAAAGATCCCATTTACCAGGATGAAGGGATCATTTACTTGAAACAACGACTTCTTAAGTTCTACTTCCACCGTATCACCTCGTTCAATAGCCTCAAATTCATCCGCTACATCTGCGTGAAGATCACGAGGAATCTGAATACGTAATCCCTTCTTATATGATACATATAGACCCATCTTGTTCTTTTTGAGCACTTCACCTACAATAATTGTCCCATCTGCAGGATAGTAGACTTTACCCTCTGCCTTTACATAATAGACAGCATCCCCTGTAAATCGACCAGGCTCAAAATATCCCATTGATCGGGATAAGAGCACCAGTGTTTCAGGTATAACAAATCCGTGCTCAGAACACTTATTTTCCAGTTTCTCACGAAGCTTTTTTAATAGAATATCATCAATTTTTGTGTCTTTGCCAATCTTATTCAAATCCTTGGCATTTAGACTCACTTTCTTTTCAAAGAAAGCAACAGATTCCATTCCTTAGTATAGCGACCTATTGTTTAAGTAGAAATTATCAAATTTTATTTCTTTGCGCGACGCAAAAGAGTTGTCTTAGGAGTCGGTGATTCCTCTGATGTCTCTTCTTCAGAATCCTCCTCTTCTTCCTTAACAACCTTTCGTTTTATAGAAATTGGTGCAGTATTTCCTTTAGTCTTTTTAAAATACCCTGAATACCCTATAAGTTTTCCAAAAACAGGACGAAAAAACCATCTACGATTGTTTAACTGTATATGATCCGCATAACGGAGAGCAAGTTCCAAGAGAGCACACCCACGAACAGAATTCTCAACTTGACGCTCTCCTCTCTTTATAACATCCCCTTTTAGTTCTAAATCTGGGAGCTCTGCCTTTGCTAATAACTGTCCAATACGTATGAGTTTATCGTATTTACTCTGAATACCACTTACAACTGCACACATTACACCCCCCAATTTACTTTTAGACCCTTTTATATGTGCATCATTTGTTTTAAACACAATATCCCCATTATGTGATGTTAAAACACCATAAAATTCACCTGTCTTATAGGGTTCTTCACGATCCCTAAATGCTATTGGAATAGTTTTTTCATTAGTTTTCACAATATCCTCTATTGTAGATGGACACAGATTCCAACTATCCTTTCGATTACACATATACACAATAGATGCATTCTCAGGATTATAAAACCGCAGAATAGTAGTAGATCCAGAAACATATTTTGTCTCTTTTACCCGATTATATGCACTTTCATTGCCACTTGTAACCAATTCAATCTGTTCTTCCAATGTAAACCAAGTATCCCAAATATATTCAAGCACAGTTCGGTAAAAACTCTTGAGATCGCCGCCTGATATGAGGACAGATTCGTGAAACCACTGAATCATTTCCACAATATAAGTGTATTTCTTTTGCACCTCTTCTTCGCCCTTTACTAAGATTCGAATACGCTCATATACAGATTCAGGGATTGTCGCAGCCGTATATTCGCCCTCCTGTTCGGAATCTCTCATCTCCGTGATCCACTCTACAATTCCATTCCACTGTTCATCAAGACTGAACTGTGCCTTTTCAGATTTGGATTCCTCAATAGATTCTTCATATGGTTCTAGTTTTTCAGGTTCAAAGTGATCCCTACGCACTGGAAAGGCAGCGGCCCTTATCGCCATTGGAATATGGAGATCCATATAAACATTTGGCTGAAAGACATAATATCCATTGCACTGTGTGATATATCCCTGAACACCCTTGTGCGTCACCTGAAATGTTTTATTATTAATGACATTTGAAAACAGTTCTGAACGCGCAGCAATAGGAATGTCACTAAAGACATCCCCCCATAGTTCTTCAGATCCATAGAAGACTTGATCTTTGAAGAGATCACGAAAACGCTTCTTGAGGGCTGATTCGCGCCATTTGGCAGCAAATTCACTATACGTGCTGTCGTCGGCAGTTAAAGGATCAATCTTGATTTTGGGTGCACACTCATACATACAGCTGTCATTCCAGTCACAAATGGCGGTAAAGGGTTTATCATTAATATCTACATCAGATCGCTCCTTACCCTTGCTGTCAATCTGAGTCACAGAGTTCTGGCCGGCAATAATGATTGCATCGTGATTCAAATTGCAGTCAATGGCTCGGATTTTGAGGGCCCGTGTAACATTGCCGACTTGCACGGCCTTGCGAAAGGCCACGCGATAACTGTAGAGATCTGCAGTCTCTCGACTAGTTTTATCCTCAGGAAAGACGGCAGAATACAGATAGATCGTCGCATTTCGCTTCTCAGGGGGCAATGCTGAGTGACTACAGAAACGAATCGCGCGCCCAATGACCTGTTCTGTGCGATTCAAGTGATACCAGCTATCTAGCATATGAACTTCACGGACATAGCGCAAATCCACACCTTCTCCTGCAATCTGCGAACCAACAATGACCTTCATAATTCCTCCCTCCTCATTCCCTCTTCGTCGTTCCGTTTCAATAATGAGCTTATTGTTTGGACTGAGTTTTATATTACCCGTTAGAAGCCCATAATATGCAGGTGTAAAGGCGTGTCCTGTTGAAGGGTGACCCTCCTCTTTGTATTTGCAGAGGGCACATTGGCGACCTCCAGGCGCTTGAATCCCATCGCCGAGAAGCCCTGTAGCACGACTGACAGGGGTGTATCCATTTGCTTCCAGAGCCAGGGCCAAAGGCAGAGCCCCCAGATTCACAACGCGCATATAGGCAAAACAGACACCTCGCGCTTTACGAAGCTGATCTAGCAAAAATGCGAATTTGGGGGAATAGTTCGCTAAATTATCACGGGCCAACCATTCGGCTCCAACATCCGTATTCGCCTTATATATAATCTCTCCACCTCTAGATTTCTTGTCAAAGAGATTGTCTAGGGCATCGGGCGCCAACCGATCTGCAAAATCTCCATCATCCGCAGAAGGCGGAATGAAATTTCCCGCCTGAATGATTCCCGCCAGTTCAATTCCCGAAATACCCTGATCGCCGGCTGGAAGGGCGCGCGTTAATTCGAGGGAAGCCTCCAAGGCATCCCCCTCTAATTCAATGGGCACAACGGGTAAATGCTCCTGAAAGACGGTCTCATCCTCGGGTATAGATCCACCACGAGGATTTTTCGTGGGATAGTCTATATCCCTGAGAAGGGTGGTATTCTCGGGATTCAGACGAATCGGGAAGCTCTTGGGATTCTCGCCGCGCATATAGCTTACGTAGCGACTGGCAATGTATCCGAGCGTCTCCATTCCCTTAGAACGAATGGAGCCATCCGAACGAAATATGTCCCTATCCGTGATCGTGGCCTTCTTATCGTTCATTAAAAGCAGATTCAGCATAAAAATGATTTCCTTATAGCTGTTATACATTGGCGTGGCCGTTAAAAGAACGAGTTTGAGGCCCTGGGCATACTGTAGCACCTTACGAAGAGGCACCGTCATCTGTTTGCCGGCGGCCATATCGGACTTGGCGGCATCTCCTCCAGGTGTCTCATCGTCGTCCTCATCTCCCGTAATATCACGGACATTGTGGGCCTCATCAATGATCAGCAGTTTTCCGCTGAATTTCTTATTAATAATGGCCCTCTCTTGCCTCACCTGTTCGTCCTCATCCAGACTCCTATCTACCGTTGATAAGAGGTCATTCACGTAATAGGCAAAGGAGAGATAGCCAAAAACATCGTAGCGGCGTTTGAATGCTTGACGCACACGACGATCAATACGCTTTGTATCTCGTTCATAGGTCATACCGGTTAGTTCTAAATAGGAATCCCCAGTGCAGCCAGAAATTTTATTAGGATCGGTTGGATTTGTGCCGAGTTTCAGCTTGGAAATATCGAATATTGTGCGATAAAAACCCTCCTGGATTGTGGGAGGGGCAACAAGAAAGATTTTGTCCCTTGGATATGTATCAAGCCAAGCCTCTGCAATCTGCACGGCTGCACACGTTTTGCCAACGCCGACTCCGTGAAAGAGCAGGGCAGACATATAAGGGGTGCGAGGTGACATAAGGTTCGCAGCGAAGCGTTGCACAGGGGTCACCTCAAATGCATTGGTGTCTCCGCAGGGATCATTTTCGGGTTCCCAGGTGGTCTGGAGGCTCTCTGCGAACTCACGCTTTGCAAGCAGCTTCTGGAGAAACTCGGGGTCATCTATAGTCGGATAGGCGCCCGTGTCATTTTCCCATTGTTTCATAAAATTGGCCGGAAATAGACCTCTCTCTTTTAGTGCTTCTAGGATTTTATCACGTTGTTCAAAGAGATCTTCTATCTCGTCAATATCTGCACCTTCATTGTCTAAGTCTTCGCCATCCCAGAGCTTCAATATCTCTCGATCTGTCAATGCCGAAAGGTCCGACATACTCCTACCATTAATAATTAATTTTGTAGGGGAATAAAATGATCCAGTGCCTGACTTGCCCTATGTAGGGCAGCTCGTTTTTCCGTATCCCGACTCCTAATTTTGGCAAGTGCCTGTCCTAAATTGAACCAGCCGATGGCTCCTATTTCTCGACTCATATGTGGATTCTTAGTGTCCATTGCAACTTGAGTGCCAGACGGACAGATGGCCAAAAAATACTTATGACAGTAGTTCACACCATTACTGCCCTTAAAGCTCTCCAGAAGCGGCTCAATATTCTGAATAATCTGAAACTGACTCTCTTTGAGGCTTGTTTCCTCCTTGAATTCACGAATAGCTCCGAGTAAATCAGTTTCACTGGCATTTCTCCGACCTTTTGGAAAGCCCCACTCAGGCTCCAGCCAAGGACTCGGATGTGCTGCTAGAAGCGCCACAATATCTCCGAGCTGTTTGTATTTGCGGTGACTGTTCTCATAATCGGTTTTATGGGTGTCAGCGGCGGATCCCCAGACACTGATCCAGAGCTGTTCAAAACTCAAAGATCTGATCTTTTTGTGTTCTGTCTGAGTCATATTTTCAAAGAGGGAGTATAAGTAGTCCCGTTCTACAACGGAATATTTTCCTCGCACAAATTCAATAAAAGAGAGAGAATCTCGACGACAGATGAGCAGAAACTCCACAGGCTGCCGACCGGGAATAAGTTGTTGAGCGGTAGAGATCAGAGTTTCTTGTAAAGAATAATTGGCAGATGCATCTGAAAATCGCATTGCAATGATTCCGTAACTGGTGATTGGATATTTGCAGTCTCGGAAGAAGTGGCCTTCTGTGCCGCAATTGGAACAGAGCATCGGTTTTGCATCATAATTACTATGAGTGTGATTACTATTATGTCGTTTAAATGACATTTAATCCTTGCTTGTTTAAGGGTCTTGTGCTTTAGATAGACTTGTGCTAAATTAGAATTCAATAATTTAGCACAGTTCAGTAGGGATATGCAGTTCTCACCGAAAGTATGGGGGCCTTTTTTTTGGCATACAATACATATAGCCGCGCTCGGCTATCCACAGAATCCAACCTATACGGATAAGAAAGCGGCAAAGGAGTTCTTTGAATCATTGCAGTGGATGCTGCCGTGTGGTGTCTGCCGAGATCACTATGCAAAGCACATTGTGTCCAATCCTATCAGTACCTTCTTGGATAAGCGGGCAGATCTGTTTCGCTGGACCATTGATATTCATAATGCAGTCAATGAATCCCTGCAGAAACCTAAGTGGACCGAACAGGAGGTGTTGGCTTATTATAATCGCCTGGGGAAGCGCGACCGAAGTCCCGTGTGGACCAAGGAGGATATGAAGGAGATTGATCTGCAGAGCTTTGTGCGAGGAATGGTCTTTGGATCTGTGGGAATAGGCGGGGTTGCTGCGAGTGTATGGCTTCTCAATAAGTTAAATTACATTTAGATTGAAAACAATATTCTACTGCTAAAATAAGGATGGCCCAAACTAAGAAGGCCAAAAAAACTAAAACCTATATCCTCAAACCCATAATGACAGACAAGGAGATTGAGGCCAAGGAAGGAACATACTTTGATGGTAAAAATTATCAAATGATCGACCACGATGCGGATGTCTATGGCCTTGTCAATGGCCAGAAGCATCTGTTGGCCAAGTTCCGTAAGGGCGTCTTTCCCAAGCCAACGACTGATCTTGGGTGGGAATCATTCTATCGCGCTGCGGCGGCCTCCAGATCCAGAGGGGCAGCCGCGGGGCCGATTCAGGCCAAGTCCAAATACTGGAAAACACGCAAACTTGTGGAGACGAACGGCTGGTGGGCCCGTTACAAATCGGGCAATAAGACGAGCAAGATGCGCGTAAATAATCCCGTGTTTTCCTCGGTGGTCGGCTACTTTGAGGCCACACCCTTTATGAAACTCCCGTGCCGCTTAACCACCTATACGCAGAACTACTTTGATGAATACAAACAGGGTCTACCATTTATTGAGGCCATTGACGGAGAGTTCAAGAAGCTGGTGCCAGAGGCCCATAAGAAACAGTATCAGCGCATCAAAGGAACTCCGACCTACCAGATCAAGGATACTGCCTTTTCATCGGTCACAATTAACCGGAACTTTCGGACAGCCCTTCACAAGGATGCGGGGGACTTCAAGGATGGCTACGGGAATCTGACGGTTCTGGAACGCGGTAAGTATCACGGAGGCGAGACGCTCTTTCCCCAGTTTGGCGTGGGATTCAATCTGAGAACGGGGGATTTCATTGCGATGGATGTGCACCAATGGCACTGCAATACGGAGATGTATGAGACAGCAGAAGATAAGGCTTTCAACAAAACTCTCGATCCGATCAAATACTATAAGACGAAGACGGGAACTCAGGGTGCAGAACATTCGTTTACCCGCATCTCCTTCGTCTGCTACGTCCGCGAGGACTTAAAGGAATGCGACTCGGCCAAGACCAAAGCCTATTATAAACGAATAGGGTTTGAGGATAATTCCTAGGGAGTTCTTAGATGAAGTCAAGGAAACTTAGGAAACCAGGAAGGTCCACGACCAGAAAACAAAAACAATTTTTATACAATCCGAATGATCCGAAGAAATCCTTTGATGTCTATATTGATAAGAATCCTGCCAATACAATTCATATTAAATATACAACAACTCAGGATGTGAAGGATACGATTGAAAAGCTGGAACGATTATACAAGGCGAAGAAATATCCCCATAAACGAATATGGCAAGTGGGGATGATTATGAAGGTTCGCTTGGAAGTGCTAAAGGGCAAAAAGCCAGAACAGTATGCTTTATCTAAACGGTATTTTGAGTTTTTAGGGCATAGAACAAAGATGGATAAAGAGGCAAGATATACATCTGTGTTTAAGATTTAATGCACTACCTATCAGATCAGGGTGCTATGAAGGCCTATTATAAACGAATAGGGTTTACCGACGATTCGTAATTCGTTTTGTATGCCTCTTTCGAGATTTACTTTTTTTATGTTGAAATTTTCTACGTCTTGTTCCACCTTCTACAATAGGAACTCTTCTATCAGTTGACCAAATCTTACCAAAATCATTCAAAAGTCTAGCAATCATATCACCCTTTGCATATGGCAGCATATCTCCAGTAGTAACTAATGTTTTATCATATATACATTTAGACAATTTACTATCTGGGTTATTTATTTCTTCTTTAATATTATCTTGATTTACAGTAACATCACACTTTGTATTTAAATTTTCAAATCCAGTTTTGCATCCAGGAGTATATTCTGTTGAACTCATTATTTCTGAATTAATCATAGATGAGTGCAAAAAATCGTGTTTCCAATTTGCTGTAATCATATGACCTCTTTTATGTATTTCGCACAAATTACTTTTTGCATCTGGAGCGTGCATTGCATAAGGACGTTCATTATTATTGATTATATATTTTAATAAGGATTGTTCAGATAAACTTCCAAAAATTAATACTGGCGTATATATACACGCTATTTTGCTAAAATTATATGTTTCAGGTATTGCATAAAAATTTGTTTCGGGACCATATCCCCAAAAAGGGGCTGCTCCTTTAATAGGATCAGTTATAACTTTATACCAAATTGTATTTGTTAAATCTAGATCTGTAGCTAATAGTGTAGTTTCTGGTGCTTCAGGATTACTATATATTCTTTTATTTATTAATTTATGTAAACTATTTTTTATAGAGGTTTGTATATCTTCAGGTATAGTTTCCCATATATATATTTTAGCGCTTTTAACTTCATATGAGATCTTTTTTTTAATAACTGGCATACCAGATGCATTTATAAGTGGCTTACCAGATGCATTTGTATTATAAATAGGGTTATTTGCACTATTACGTAGAGTTGTTTTCATAACTTTACAATTATCATCATCCATCATCCATCGTGTTTGTTGAATACCAAGAGCATTTTGTAATTGTTTTCGTGTTATTTTATCAGATTCTTTATCAAAATAATAATACAAAAATAATTGTTGAAGTATTCTATAAAACTCTTTTTTTCCGGGATGATCAATAATATATTGATCAAAATCTACCCATTTATTGGTTTTTATTAGTTCATATATATCATTATCTTTTTCAATGCTACTTTCTTCAAGTTCTTTAAATATTTTTTGTAACTCTTTATTTCCAGAATTATATCGCGTTTCTTTATATGTAAGTAGTCTAGCTTTATCAGGATCAATTGCGGCAGCATTGCTCATTTATATATATAGATATAATAATTACGAGTAGTCCTAATTACCAGTAGCATCCCCCCCAGGGAGGATGCTAGAACTGATCCCCTGCACCCGAGGGTGCAGGGGATCACCAGTAGCATCCCCCCCAGGGAGGATGCTAGAACTGATCCCCTGCACCCGAGGGTGCAGGGGATCACCAGTAGCATCCCCCCTCAATCATCGTATTTCCCTTAGGCGTCTCAGCCTCACTCGGTCTACACCACAATGATCCCGCTCTCTCCGATTCCCGTTTAATCAGGGGCTGATTGAGCCATCGCTTTCCACCCACACCAAACAGAAGTTGCAGACCTCCGCCGACATAGACGGCAGACTTCTTCAATGATCCATTAATAAAGTAACATAGGGGAATTCCATAGCCTCCACAGCCTAGCAGGGCCACATCAAAGTCCAGTGCCTTGATTTCCTTGCACATTATGCTAAAGGTCTCAAACCAGTTCTTATGAATCCGATTATTTGCCAAGGTATTGAAGGCCTTGTAATAGACCAGTTCCTGACCAGGGAGAAAGATGGATCGGTCCTCAAAGAAGCTGAATCCCTTGCGCATCTGTTCTTGGAACGTTTCCACAAACGGGTGAATAATGAGCACCTTCTTTCCTAGTAGTTCGTGGGTCCAGGGCCGAATCCCAGCCTCTAGCAAATAAAAGGGTTCTAGAACACGGAAGTCCAGACCTAAACCAGCGCCTTTTCGTTTCAAATAGGCGTTCTGTTCTGCCGCATAGAGTCCATCAAAGCAACTAATATAGGTGCTGGACATTATACCCTTGTTATACAGGCGGGCATAGAGATCCACATCTGCTTCGGAATTACAGTAAATTCCGTCGTGAGTCTGCATCAGGCCGATGCGCTGCGGATGAGGCGCAGAACCCTGTAAGTAATTCAGGGAGACCTTGCTGATATTGTCGCTGATCCGACTAATAAAGAACGGTTCTCCTTTTTGAACACATTCCGTTAAACGCTTATTAGAATCTTCCAAAGTATATAAACTTGTCATAACTAAAAAGTAGTCGCTAATAATCTTTAGATTAGGCAGAGTCCCGCAATGCAGTATTCAATGGATATGTTTGGTCTATCTAAAAACCTCTATCCGTCTCAAAATAGTTATACGGCAGCAAGCACATCCGTTCTAGATACTAACACAATGAGTTGGACGGCCATCGGCGGATATACTATTGCCATTCTCATTGTTCTTCTTATTATTCTTCTATTTGTCAATTATACGATCTATCCTATTTTTCAATTGGAACCTGATGGACCTGGATTTATCCCCGTTCCCTTTATGAAATCCAATGAATTCTATTGGCCGCCTCAAACAACCCCCTATGTTGTTCCAGATTTTAGTTACTGTAATGTAAATACAGCCGCCCTCAATTATGGCTGGTCAATGTCCCTAGACATCTCCATTATGAATCCTACGATCCCCTATATGGTGGGCGGCCAACCTGGATTTCGCCTGTTGTTTCATCGAGGTGGAACATTTGCCCCTGTTGCATCCCGAGATGGCAGCATAGGATCCTTAATTACAGGTCATAATATCGCAATCGGACTCCTGAAAGACACAAATGATCTCTATATATCTGTGACGACTGGAAATGGTCAAGATGGAATTCTAATGCAGAATGTGCCGACACAGACTCCTTTCCGTGTAGGTGTAGTCATCAATCAGAATATGTTGGAAGCTTATTTAAATGGAAAATTGAAAATAACAAAGCAACTATCTTCTGCTGTGCCACCACTATCTTCTAGTTCATCTAATCTACTCTTTCAGGGACCTCTTGAGGGAACTCCACGACAAGTTGCACGCGTAGGAAATCTGCTTCTCTGGACTCAGCCAGTGTCTCCCTCTGTGATGAAATATGCTACACCGGCTTTAATGGATGCAGTGCCAGGTCTAGATACATTAAATGCGAATAATCCAGGGTCTTTGTGCAGTGATACATCAGATCTTCTTGCAGGATTGACATCCACTGTAGATGCAGCCACCATTCAGAACACAATCGGAAATCTTTTCAACTGATAAAGATAGGGAATGTATGGTTCATCCAGCTATTACAGTTCATTTGATTTTAATGAATCGATTGGTGTCTCAAACTATGTATTGTGGCCGGCCATTATATTCACAGTCCTATTGATTATATTCTGCATATTATATTTCCGAAACAGAGGCCCCGGAATTACCGACTATTTAACTACAATGGTGCCATTAAATAAGGCAACATACCCTATTGGATCCAATGATGCACAAGCCATCCTGTTTCAGGGATCTGGATGCACCTTGGCGGGCCTTTTTAATGTCACTATTGGGGATCGCACGAATCAGACAAGCACTGCTGTATCCACCAATTTTACAACGCTCTTTGGATCAGTGGGATCCATTGAATTCCAACTAGCTCCTGCGGGAGCTTCAGCAACCGATAGTACAGCTCAACTTCTTATTGCCACACAATCAGGTGTCTCTGAAATTGTTCCTCTTCCTTCCTTACCGGCTCAGAAATGGATCTTTATTGCGATTTTGAGAGACGGACGGCGTTTTGATGTTCTATATAATGATAGTATTGTTGCAAGTCACCGATTAACTGGTTTTCCTGGCACCAGCGTTAAAAATAAAATCCAGGTCGGCGCTAATCCCTCATCTCCTACTGCTCCTGCCCGATTTCTAGGAAATGCAGTGCATCTATTTGCTCTCAATTATCGTATGTCCCCCGCAGATCTGGCTATCCTACGATCTAAATATGTTGACACAACGGGAGGTCCTCCTACACCGCTTCCCTTTCCATTTCCAATTGATCTTCTAAGTCTTCAAACCCTCTGTATTCCCGGCCTACCTTGCACACCTGTAAATAAGCCGCCTCCTAATCACTTACAGGCTTGGAACAGTCCTTATGCATAATTTTAATATTGACTTATGACAGAATTATGGCAGATAGCGTAGCATCTTCAACTGGAACAATGCTCATACAAATTGTGATTGTGATTCTAGGATTAGTAGGCCTCTATTATTTATACACATACCTATTCACTTCTTCTACGGCATCTTTTGTTGCTATTTCAAAGAAATCAGATGCAGCAACTGTGGGAGGAGCTACGGGAATTCCCATACCAACAAATAGTATGCCTCCTATATACCAAGGTGGAGAGTTCTCCATTTCCACGTGGATTAATATCACTAATTGGGGGTATCACAATGGTATAAATAAATCTATTATTCGTATTGGCGGTCCTACCTATGATACGGTTCGTATCTATCTGGGAGGCAATGCTGCTCAGTTGATGGTGCGATTTGATACGCGCAGTTCCACCTCGGATACTGCAAATATGCTTCTCAATACGGACAGCACCTTTTCAACGACCGCTACGAACTTTGTTCCTGTAACAGTTGCAACAATGCCCGGATCTACAACTGGTTCTAATGGATGCGATGTATTACAGATGGATATGCAGCGATGGGTGTGCCTTGTAGTGACTGTCAATGGTATGACTGCAGATGTTTATATGGATGGTAAGCTGGTGCGTTCTTGCTTGCTAAATAATTATGTAAATGTGGAGACTGGGTATAATGCCAAGATACTGGATAATGGAGGCTTTGGCGGCTATATCTCTACAACTGCTATATACGGTCAGGCGTTGACTCCCGATATGGTCTATCAGATGTATATGGCGGGACCTGAACCTGTTACAAATATAATGGATTATTTGACCTCTTTTTTTAGTCCTTCGGCAGCATACTAGCATCTTTTTTTACAAAACTTTCTAGTAGAGTGAGATGTCATCCAATTCATTTAACAGTTCAAGAAATAATTCGTTTGGTTCCATAACAGGCGGGGCTCCCACCTATGTTATGGAGGCAGTCATTGGTCTTGTAGCTGTTGCGGTTATATATTTTGCTCTTGGATCCTTTCAGTTGCTATATACCTATATTAATCGCTTGGAAGCCAATCGTGTGAATCTTTTGCCCTATACGTATGTAATGAATACGGGCGCGCAACAGATTGTTCAAAATCCAAATGTATCTAATGGTTTAACGGCGACACTTTCTAGTAATGAGGCAACTGGTGTTGAATTTACCTATAGTTTTTTCTTAAATATTCCTCAACAGGCCTTTAATGCAGGAACTGCAGGTTTCAATCACATATTTCATAAGGGGAGTCCGGGTCAATATCCCCTTCTAAGTCCCGGTGTCTATATGCACAATGAGATCAATAAACTTCGTATCTATATGAATACCTATGACACCTGGAATAACCACATCGATGTAGATAATTTCCCTATTGGTAAATGGTGTTATGTAACTATTGTATGTCGTTCAATGCATTTAGAGGTCTATATTAATGGAAATATCAGTAGCCGTCTAGGCTTCAATGTGTCTCCTCCTTATCAAAACTATGGAGATATATATGCATTTTCTCAACGTAGATTTAATCCTCTTGTCCCTACAACTCTTCCTTCTCTTGCAGGAGAAGCACCACCTAATATCTTAGGTGTTTGCCAGGGACAACTCAGTCGCCTTACTTATTTTAACTATGCCCTGAGCTATTCAGAAATCAATAAGATGATGAATGAAGGACCCAATCCCTATGTGGCTGGCTCAAAGGGATCGAATACTACACAATATTTGGCTGATAATTGGTGGACTGCTGATTTTACCCAGTGATGATCCCAAAGTACTTTAACGGCTTCGCCGGTTAGGTATTTGATCTTCCTTCGCAAAGTGGATTATAAGTATTCTTTAGATCAATCCGGTATTGATCTAAAGAATATTACCCTAGCAAAATTAGCGATGCCTGGAGGTGGTCTATATGTCCTTGTAGCCTACGGAGCACAGAATGTACTTCTAAGTGGGAATCCAGACTTCACCTATTTCTACAAAACCTACAAAAAATATACACATTTTGCGGAGGAATCTGTCACACAGACAATGGATGGTGTTCAAGAACTCTCCTATGATCAGCCTATTCAGGTCCGTCTTAAAATCCAGCGAGTAGCCGATCTTGTGAGTGATATGTATCTTCTTGTGGATCTTCCCGATATTTACTGTAAATGGCTGGATCTCAATGATCCTGTGGTTAATCGTAACTCTCAGCTTAATTTCAATTGGACACGTTATGTTGGTTGCCAGCTCATTCGGCAAATAGGATTCTATATTGGTGGTCAGAAAATCCAGGAGTTTGATGGGACCTATATGATTGCCAAGGCTCAGGCAGATCTTACAAATACGGACTTTCAGAAGTGGCAGCGACTTGTGGGAGATGTTCCCGAACTCACCAATCCTGCCGCTGGCATCTATGCAGGGGGGTCTGCAGCAGGCGGATATCCTCTTGTTTATCCTGATGTGTCAGGGGGCAATGTGAATCGCCCCTCCATCTTCGGCAGAACACTTCAGATTCCCATTCCCTTCTGGTTCACGGAGTCCACCTTTAACGCCCTCCCACTTCTTTCAATGCAATACCAAGAGTGTGATGTGCAGATCACATTTAATCCAATCAATCAACTCTATCAACTTTTGGATGCAAATGGACAGACTGTCGCCCCCGGCTATATCCAAGTTCCTCCGCCGGCCTCCGAGCCAACGAATCCCTCCTATGTCCAGTCCAATTCCATTTATGATAATATTAGCCTCTTCTTGACGGACTGGACGGTTCAGCCACCCCTTATTGCCACGTGGCCCCTCAATCCCCGCATTCAGGCCACTTATATCTATTTGACGGACGAAGAACGCCAAATGTTCGCCTCCACGCCCCTGTCCTATCTCGTTCGTCAAGTCACACTCTATTCATTTCCTGGACTCCTTAATCGGCAATTTGCCGAGCTTCGCACACATAATCCTATCAATCGCATCTTCATTGTTCCAAGCCGCTCTGATTCCCTCGTGTATCGGAATGATGTCGCTAATTGGACGAACTGGCCGACTGCAAATAAGGCGCCTTATATTCCCCCTGCGACATCCTATCCGGCCTATATAGTCCAGTCTGAAGCCACCGGTCAACTTATAACTGTAGCAGGCCAGCAATCTATTCTGAGAACGCTACGGTTGCTCGGTGATGGAAATGAACTCCAGGAAGAGAAGCCCATCACCTATTACACGGACACAGTGGCCTGGAAGTATCTAACGGGTCAGCCAGATCCGAATCTGATTGTGTATCCTTTTGGTCTTCATACACCAAATACGCAGCCTGATGGCTCGCTCAATTCTAGTCGGGTTCGACTATTACAGATGGATCTCAATACCTATCCATTGCTTGCAGATACGAATTATTCTTATAACTTTGGTATTTATGTTGAAAATATCAATTGGGTTACGGTCAGCAGTGGCTTGGGTGGCCTCAAGTATGCATTGTAATTCTGAAATTAACGTTCTATGTCAACGATAGAGTATGAATAACGTTGTGACGTTTATAAACACGAGTATGGAGTATATAAAAAAGTATAATCCACTGGATCCGAATCTTTTAAACTCTATTACTAAATTTAATGTATTTTCATTAAAACCAAATGATGTGTCTGATGCTACTGTAACTTCTGATATATCAGGATCTAAGGAGGCATTTGATACGGATAAACCTGATGAGAGTGATGTAAATCCTTTTCTACAACTTATAATTGATATTATTCTATACATCTTGTATTATATTTGCATTCTCTTACTTGCCAGTATTGTGGCAAATGATCTCATTTTTATGCCGTGGGTCATCAGACTTTTTGCCTTTGTTTTTGTTCTAACAATGATGCGCCTTTCAGGGGGTACTGTATTTGTAATTGGGGCCTATTATACGCTGAATGCCCTCTATAATAGTTATATCAACTTTCGCGATAAACCACTGGATGCTGCTGAGTTGGCCAAATGGACCCCCCGTCGTCTTCTTCCTCGTCGCTACAGCTTCCTGCCCCTAATGACCTCCAGAGGATGGCGCTATGACTTTCTGAACCCCTTTTCGTATTTTGACAGGGGGCAGGATATGACAGATCCCAAATATGCCAACTATACCAATGATGTTGTGAATCACGAGAACTACTTAAAGACACTGGTCCCCAAGTTTCCAGAACTGGAGAAAAAGGGTGCCTTTAAATTTAAGGAACTCCTCGAGAAATTTAATAAATTTATGTTTGAGATTAACGAATCCTTCTATAAGGGTGTCAAGGAGGTTGCACCGATTCCTATACCTACGCAAACGAATGTAAATGATGCCCGTGAAGCAGTAGAAGAACAAGTAATGGGTGCAATTCTTAAAGCAACGGGGCCTGATCAGAGCAAGGAGTATATCAAGAAGACCCTGGGTGCCTCTGTCTAGATCCTACCTAAACGTTTGTAGCACTAAATATACTAGAGTATGAAGCCCTTTGTATCCGTCTTAACACCTACTTACAATCGCCGCAAGTTCATTCCTGCAGCCATTGCAATGTATAAGGCGCAGACCTATCCGAAGGATAGGATGGAGTGGATCATTATTGACGATGGCACAGATAAGGTGGGGGATCTCTTTGCTCAGGCAGCCAAGACCATTCCCAATATTCGTTACATTTCTCTCAACGAAAAGCTGCTAATTGGCCAGAAGCGCAATATGCTCAATGATCACGCAAAGGGTGATATTATGATTGCGATGGATGATGATGACTACTATCCGCCTGAGCGCGTGGCTCACGTGGTGACGCGTTTCGTTCAGCAGCCAACTGTTCAGCTTGCGGGGTCTTCTGAGATGTATCTGTATTTCCGCACGGATGGCAAGATTATTAAGGCGGGGCCCTATAATCCGAATCATTGCACCAATGGCACAATGGCCTATCGGCGCGCCTATATGTTGACACATCGCTATGATGAGAAGCAGACCCACGCAGAGGAGAAGTCATTCTTGGATGACTATAAGAATCCGATGATCCAACTGGACCCCTTTAAGACCATTCTGGTAATGTGTCATTCCGACAATACCTTTGATAAGAATGGGCTTCGTGATGCACATAATCCTATGCTGAAGGACACGGCACTGACTCTGAAAACCTTTGTAAAGGAGAAGGCCCTCCGAGATTTCTTTACGACTTGCTAGATATAGGCATCCTAAAGACCTCACAGACCAATAGGAGTATGGAAGATCCCCTTTCCTTTATTCAGCGTGCCTACAAACATACAATTGAATATGAGGATGGTTCACATTCTCATATACATTTACCTCACATACGGACGGAGCTGTATCCTCACCAGGCACACATCGTTCAATCAATGAAAGCACATAAAAAACGAATGTTGAATGGATTTATTCACGAAAATGAGAAGATACGGGGAAAAATAGGCATTATTGCAGATGAAGCCGGATCTGGCAAGACCCTCTCCGTCTTAGCCTATCTTTCACTCCGTGATCGGATTCAGCCCACCTTAGGAGAACTAGATCCGAATTCGAATCGCTACTTTTCATCGCACCAAATTCCTGTCAAACAAGATATGTCTGCAGTTAATGTCATTATAGTTCCCCAATACCTCTTCTTTCAGTGGGAACAGGAGATCGTAAAACATACTAAATCATCTTTTCGCACCTTTCCTATCAGTAGTCGGCGTATTCTCAGAAATCATTCATCACCTCAGCTCATCTGTGCAGCCGATTGTATTATAACGACGAACAGGATGTGGCGAGAGGTCTATGACTATTGCCAGGGGCACGGCATCGGCTGGAGAAACGTCTTTCTTGATGAGGCCACGAGCATCTATATGAGTCCGAATGACGGTGTGCCGACCTTTGAGTTTCTCTGGCTAATTACATCGGACTGGCTCTCCCTCCAGTTTCGTAATATGCACGTGGATCTGAAGACAATTCAACCGATTGCTATAGCAACAGCTACAGCAACAACCGGCCTCTATCATTGTAATACAGAATCCAGTGCCTTTTATCGGCAGATCATTCCCTGGACACATCCTGCACGGTTCCTTTTTGTTCTTAGGAACAGCAACCCCTATCCCTATCCGTCTTTAGAGCGATCCGAGATTGTCTGCCGGCAACAGTATACCTTGCTCAATCTCCCTCCTTCCGTTCTAGGAACAAATTATGATGGCCTAACGCACGATAAGATGCCCCACCTCTTTAATGCACTTGGTCTTCGGCGGCATAGCCTAGGCACGCTGAAACAGAAGTTTGGTAAATCCGAACTCATTGATACGAAAATCGACGATGACTGCTGTATCTGTCTGGAACAGCCTCAGAATACAGTGATTCTGCCCTGTTGTATGAATCTGTTCTGTGGGGCCTGCATTTTGCGGCAGCTCATTATGAGTGGTCAGTGTCCTACGTGCAGAAATCCATTGACCTTATCACAGCTCCATCCTATTCGATCGGAAACAGATAGTTCTCAGAATGATATTATTTATAGAACGAAACAGGAAACCTGTCTGGAATATATACAACAACACAATGCAAATGATGCCAGTAACTCATTCATAGTATATACTCATTATGAGAACATATACTATCAACTACAACCTGCCCTACAGCAACAGGGGATTCTCTGTGACTCCCTGGAATATAATTCAAATCGGATGAGTCGGATCGTCTCCGCCTTCAATAAGGGCACACTAAGAGTTCTCTTTATCTCCGACATCAATGCTATTCGTGGTCTCACACTTTCACGGGCAACTCATTTACTGCTTTTTTCCGCAATACCTTCTTACGAATCGGAACAGATATTGCTTCATTCGCTGCAACGAGTGGGGTCAAAGGACTTAAAGAAGGTGGTGCAGCTGGTGGCGCACTAGGACTTATAGGTAGTAATGGCAACAAAGGCAGTCCTAAGGTCTCTTTTACTTTCCCCGTCTGATACGTTGCCCATTGGGCCACGCATCGGAAGGGCACGTGCTCCTCATTGGAGACTCGGTTCATCTCCTTCCAGGAATTGAAGAGGGCCGATTGCTTGGTGAGAACCTGGGTATAGACGAGTTCATTGAGGGACGGGATGGTGTCCGGCTTGGGATAGTTCTGGAGAATATGATTGGGATATTTGAGCTTGAGGTGATAGGAGAGGGGCAGGAGATTCCAGCACTGATGGAAGAATGCCCAGAAGTCGGCGCGATCGGACCAGCGAATATACTCTAGGATGCGCTCATAGACTTCAAAGGGCGCTTTCTGAAGGAAGAGGGGTAGGTTCTGATGAAATAATAATCCGGCCAGATTGGCATCCTTCGTTTCCAGATCCAGCTCATCTGAGGTGCCCCATTGCTCAAAGAGGGTGAACCAGGCAGCACGAATAGCAATGTGGATGTTCTTGTCCAGATCATCCTGTCGGTTCTGTTCATAGGCCTCTTTGGTGCCCTGGCACTGGAGTCCCTGGCTGACCTTCCGTATATCCCCGAGTCGATACAGAGATTCTGTAATAGAGACTTTATAGAATTGGTCCAGCGCCTCCTTCTTGGGCATCTCCACATACCGCACGAGGCAATGCTTGAGAAGCTGCTGCATCACACGACCCTCCATCACATTGCAGATGAGAAAGAGAGGCGCATCGTCCTTGAAGGATCGCTTGGATTTGAGATAGTCCAGGAGTTCCTGGAGACCACCCTTCTCTCCCTGGCTGAGACCATCCATTTCATCCAGGAGAATGGCTCGACCATTTGGCGTAGAAGGATGGATAAGTGCAGAGATGCCGGGCTCCACAAGGAGAGGGAGGATCGTTTGGCGAAAGGAGGATCCTGTCCGTGTATGAGAGGCGTTAAATTCTTG